CACGGTCATGACCACGCGGGACCACCAGACCGACGCCACGACGGCGAGCACCATCGCAGCGGCGAGGCCCCACGGGTTCGTCCCGAGGCCCTGCGTGGCCAGCACCGCCGAGCAGACCGGGAACAGCAGCCCGAGCGCGCCGAGCACGAGCCATGCCAGGGGGCGCAGGATGCGGACGAGCCACGCGTCTATGCGCGGGGTCACGTCCGCTTCCCGGCTCTGCCCAGTGCCATGCGGAGTTGGGCGGGTGAGGTGCCTTGGAGCATGTTCGTGGCGAGGGCTTCCTGGATCTGCCGCGGGCTGATCCGGCCGTGACCGGCGGGCGCCGTGTAGGTCTCGCCGCGGTCGTTCTCGTGGTAGCGCGGCGCCGCGTTGCCGATCTTGCGCCAGCGCTGTTGCCCGGCCCGCTTGAACGGCTCCCACAACTCAACGCGCGTGTAGCAGCCGCAGCGCGTGCACGTGATGTGCCGCTCGAACGCCCGGTACTCCTTGTTCCACTTCGCGAACTCCAGCCGGGACGCGCTCATCGGCGGGATGTCGTGGCGTCCTTCTCGGCATGCGGCCAGCTCCGGGCTGAGCCCGTCGACGAACTTGTCGACCTCGGCCTGATCCATGAACAGGTCGGCGTCGAGCGCGATCTGTTCGCCCTGGATCGAGTACAGCTCAGCGGTCATCGGTTGGGTTCCTGCCTTCCGGGTCGAGGCCCTGGTCGAACGCCTCCAGGTGCTCGCCGCAGAACGCGGCCGAGTACCGGGGCTTGTCCTCTCGTGCGGGCACGGTCCGCACGCCGATGGCGGTCTTCCGGCACCAGACCGGAGGCCACACGGGAGCGACGCTCACGGTCCACATGCACCACTCACGCTGGTCATCCATCGATGATCGGGTCTCCGCCGTGGGCCTCGCGGTACATCTGGCGGAACTCGGCTGGGAGGGCGCCGCGCGGGTTGACGGTCAGGCCCTGCTCGCGGATGAACGCCCGGATGGCCTGGTTCGCGTCGCGTTGGGTGGCGAAGGTGGGCGGGCTCGCCGCGACCGGCTTCGCCTCCTCGACCGGCTTCGCCTCCTCGACCGGCTCCTCACTCGGGGTGGCGCCGTTGCGGTTGCGCTTCGCGTAGGCGTCGAGGATGGCCCCGGGGATGCGGCCGCGGCCGTCGCGCTGCTCGGGCCAGCCGTTCTCGGCCGCCCACGCCCGGATGATGCGCGCCTCCTCCCGGGTGGGCACCGGCCGGACCGTTCCGACCCGCGGCCGGGTGCCGCCGGGCTGGCGTCGAGCGACGCGCAGGAACGGCTCCAGGGCGTCGGTCAGTGCCCGGTAGTTGGGAGCGCAGAGGTCGATCTCGTAGTGCCGGCCGTCGAGCATGATCTGCACGTCGGGGTGGTCGGCGTCGACGTCTCGGCCCTGTCTCTTCTCCAGGTCGTCCAGGACTGTGACGGTGCGGATCTGCGCCATCGGTGACTGCTTCCTCTCGGGTGGGGGGTGGTGCTACTCGGGGCGCCGGTGCGCCCCGGGGGGTCGTTCGCAGCGAGCTGCGGCGGTGTGGAGCGAGACGAGCGTGGAGAGCATCTCGGCGACCTGGGCGCAGAACGCGGCGGAGGTGTACTCGCGCAGGAGCCGCGCGGCGCCGTCGTCGTCGTCGTTCATGCAGGCGACGACGGCGGTGACGGCGATCTGGTTGCACTCGGGCAGCTCGTCGAAGTGGATCGGCCGGGCGTCGTTGAAGATCGCGAACACGCCGCCGCCCGGCCCGTACTGCCTGATCAGTGCGTCGCTGGTCATGTTGGCGAGGGCGAGGCTCAGCCACCAGAACCTGTACCGGGCGACTTCCTCGCCGTCGGTGTGCACGCGGTCGAGGAGGTCTTTCATCTCGGTGGCGACGGCGGGTGTGTCGCCGTCGATGTGGGCGCAGAGCACGCGGCCGAGGGCGAGCAGGGTCTCGAACTGACTCGTCCGCTCCTGGACGTCAGAGGGCATCGAAGCCTCCTCCGAGGGTGCGCATCTGGACCGGCACGTCGCGCACGGCGACCGACACGAGGACGTCGCGGCTGGTGCGCACGACCATCCCGTTCACGAGGCGGGCGCTCGCGGGCAGCTTGACGATGTACTGCTCGTGACCGCAGTCGGCGGGGCCGCTGTACTGCCACCCTGCGTGCAGGTGCGAGCCGTCGGGGTAGTCGACGCGGACTGTCTCGGGCTCCATCACGACGCTGTCCGGCTCGACGATGTTCGCGGGCCCCGTCGGGGAGTCGACGCGGTTGGGCCGCTCGACTTTGATCATTTCCCGGAGTGTTCGGAGCCATGACTGTGTGAGTGGTGCGCGGTGTCGTGCCACGTGCGAGACCTCTCTGTCGTCGGCGGGGGGTCTTACGTGTCACCACCCCCGCATTAGGTGCGGAGGTTGGCGCGCATTGCACCGGTTGGTCGGTACGTGCGCAAGTTGGGGGGGCGTGTCGCGCCCATTCCCACCTGTAGGTGTGACGCCCATTTCCGCAGGACCCCGCCCGATGTTTGCGATGCTAACTCTGCGTCATTCTCGTTTGGTACAGACGGGTCACGGCGTGTCTGGGTGTGGCGCGCCGTGCACGGGACAGCTACCGTGCAAGGTTCTGTGTAGTACGGCGACGACCAGGAGATCAGAGTGAACAGCAGCCCGCACGGCCCTCATCCGTCCCTACCCGCGGCCTACGAACGAGTGACCACGCCCTCATGACCGTGCGGTTTCACCCCACGGACGCCCCACTCCGCGCCGAGGGCACCCGCGCCGAGCTCATCGCAAAGCTCCGGGAGCTGGCCCGGGGGTGGACGCACCTGGGCAAGGACAAGCGCGCGGACGCGGCCCGAGACGGAGCAGCGCAGCTCGACGAGGGCGCTCTCACCGTCCGGGTAGGGCACACCCAGTACGTAGTGATCGACACCGAGTGATCCAGCGGGTCCATGCCAGGACCCCACAGAGAGAGACGACAACTCCATGAACACCCAAGCGGACTGCGCTCGCGCGCAGAGAAGGTCGCTTGACTCCAGGCCCGCCGGGCCGGGGCCAGACGACACGTCGCACCCCCGGTCGTTCCGGCGGGCCGTTCCATGACCGGCGCCGACAGAGCGGAGATCGTGGCGTTCATCGCCAACGACCCCGGCATGGCGAAGAGGCTGCTCGACGTCCATCGCGAAGACGGCACCGGGCATTGCAGGGTCTGCGTCAACGGGGGCGTTCGGCACGTCTGGCCCTGCCCGTTGCACGGCCTCGCCGTACTCGCTCTTGCCCAGCCGGGGCGGGGGTGAGCACGGTGGGCCTGGTCCAGATCGAATCCGGGTGGTGGGAGTTCGAGGGCGATGAGCCCCCGGGCGTGATCTTCTGCCGACCTGATCAGGGCGGAGATCCCGACAGTGTGCGGGCGATCCTGCGCGTGGTCGCGACCGACGACGACAAGCTCGGTGCGGGTGATCCCGCATGACGACTCGGGAGCGTGTTGGAGCCTGGCTCCTGTGGGGGTTCCTCGGCTGCGCCAGCGTGTTCGCGTTGTGTCTGCTGGTCGAGGGTGTCGTCGGACTTGCGGGGCGGTGACGCTACTGGCCCTAGAACGCACGAAGCGGCCCCCCTACCGCGGTCTCACGGTAGGGGGGCCGTTCTGTGTGATCTCCTCGCCGGAGGTCTCTACAGGGTGCCGTGCAGGCGGCAGTCGGGGTGCTGGAGGTACTTGCCCACCTCGGGGGGCGCACCCACGGTGGTGAGCAGTCCTTCGCCGAAGCCGTTGAGCCACACGGGGCAGATGCAGCCGGACGAGAGCGCGGCGGGGTGACCGGGCGGGGGTGCCGGGTGCTCGCGCTCCTCCTCGTCGGTCTGCTCCTCGGTGGTCTCCTCGACCGACTTCTCGGCGGTCATGGTCATCGGGCCTCCTGAGTCGAGAGGCGGCCCCCCTCGCCGACAGTGAAGGGGTTTCACGGCGGGCGGCGAGGGGGGCCGGTCTGGGGAGCCGGACGAGAAGGACTTAGTCCTCGCCGCCCAGGACGGAGAGGTCGTCGACGAGATCGGTCAGGGTGTCGTCGAGGTCAGCGACGTCGTTGAGGGCGTCGGAGACGTCGACCGCGTCCGTCACGTCGGTGTCGGCACAGTTGAGCATCGGCGCGTTGATCAGTGCCTGCTCCGGGCCGAGGACGCAGGGGTCGTCGGTCTTGTCGCCCGCGAACGCGAGGCCGGCGCCTGCGCTGAGGGTGACGAGGACGGCACCGGCGACCGCGGCGATGCGGCTGGAGTTGCGCATAGCTGACTGGCTCCTTCGGTTGGGTGTTCCGGTCGTGCTGTGCGGTGGCTTAACGCGGCGGGCCGTGGTGAAGGTTGCGGGTCCGCGGCCCGGTGTGCCTGGTCGTGTGACGTGCCGCTACCGATCACGTCCCGGTCACGTCACGGAGTCGGGGGACAACACCCCGTGACGCGGCGACCCAGCGAGGGAGGCAGCCACTCACGGTAGGGCGAGCAGCATGCGCCCCGGCTCGACCGCCGGAGCCGGGTCCGGGTCTCCGGGCTGGAGGTGCTCGACGAAGGAGATCCTCGCCACACCCTCACCGGTCGAGCCCGAGTCGATGGTCGTCTTGTTGTAGATCCCCCACTTGAAATACCACTCGCTGAGATCGGAGAAGGTTCCGCTTACGGGCCAGTCGTAGTTCGGGGTCGGACCAAGATCCGTATGAAGCCCAGCGATCACCCAGAGCTTCACCCGCGCGCTCTCCACGCGGCACCGAATAGTGATCTTCGTTTCGGGGGTGATCCCGACGACCGGGTTGTCGAATCCGGGGCCGTTCAGGAACACGCGGATGCGCGGTGTGGCGACGTGATACTCGGCCGACAAGATCAACGGAATCGGGCTGTCCCCCGCCCCGTGGATCTGGAAGACGATCCCCTCCTTGCGGGGGTTCGAGCCGCCCGCGATGGAGGTCATGTCGACGCGCGTGGTGATCGTGAGCTGCCGCCGTGACGTGGTCAGCGGGTCGAACGCCGTGTTCGCGTAGCTGCCCGCCTCGTGCTCGCGATACTCGTCGCGGGTCGCCCCGGACGCGCCCGAGGTGGTCGCACCCTGCACCGGGGCGCGGCAGACGATCTCGCCGTTCTCCGTGTAGTTGTTCGCGTCGGTGTAGGTCGCCAGCTCGGGTTGATCGATCTGCGCGGCGTCGGTGTCGGGACCCGGGTCCTCCGTCGGCAGGGTGAGGTGCCAGCGGCTCAGGTCGAACAGTTCGCCCGGTGCCGGTGCGCCCGGTGTGGGGATGCCCTGCGCGATGACGTCCTCGACATAGCCGCGGTTCGTCGCCGAGCTGCGGACGGTGCTGTTCTGCTCGACGTGAACCCAGTACCGGCCGAGAGGGCGCGAGTACTGGCCCTGCTTGTTCCCCGTCGCCCCGAGCGCCGTGCCGATGACGCCGTCGTACACGCCCACCCGGAACGCGCCTGGGCTGTCGCGCAGGTCCTGGGCGAGCTGGAGCGTGCGCGCGCTCGGCGACGGCTGCCCCTCGGAGACGATGATGTCGTAGTCCGGCTCCGTCGAGTTGCCGTAACCGTGGATCTGCACGGCGTCCGTGCCATCGAGCGCGACCGTCTCGTGCACCGACTCGAAGACGTTCGGGCCGTCGTAGTTGGACTGGTCGCCGACCGTGTCGCCGTCGGAGTCGGTCGCGGCGTTCGCGTTCCGGTGCGTGGTCGCGAGCAGGAACGCGCGCGCGTTCGCCTTCGTGAACAGCGCGCCGGCCTCGGTGTGGGTGTACAGGTCGAACTTCGGGTGCGGTGCCTCGACGACCATCGGGCCGCGGTTCGCCTGCCGGTTCCACACGTACAGGCCCCAGAACCGCGAGCACGGGGTGCGCTCGCGCAGGAACGCGTACTGGCGCGAGTTGTCGGTGTCGGTGAACAGCACCACGTCATAGCCGAAGCCGTCGACGTCCGCCGCGGCGCCCGAGTAGTCGCCGCTCATCAGCTTGCCGAACGCGCCCGCCATGGTGGCGGCCTGGGTCGTGGTGGGCACGTCGTAGCTCTCGTCGCCGGAGGAGTTGATCCGGTTCGAGTAGACCTCCGCCACGACGGCGGCGAACGTGCCCGACTCGGTGACGGGCTGCGGGCCGCCGCCGAGCGGGATCCCCGACGGACCGGCCTCGGTGGCGGGTGACCCGGTCGTGGTGAGGGTGCGGCCGTTGCCGGAGTAGTCGGTGGTCTCGGCTACCTGGAGTGGGTAGGCGGCGGCCAGGTTCGCCGTCCGAACCGGCATGAGCTGTGCCGACTCGGCGTCAAGCTCAGCCTGGGTCAAGGCGGTGCCGAGCCACAGTTTCACGCCGGTCAGGCAGCCGTTGAGCCATTGGCCGGTGTCAGGCCACTCGCCGAGCCAGAACTGTGCCGCGCTCACCGCGGATGCGGAGACCGTCGCCGTGGTGGCCTGGGTGATCGAGGCGCCGAGCGGCTTGTGGTAGGTGCGGATCGTCGTCCCGGAGACCGTGAGGGCCAGGAAGTGCCACGTACCGACGGTGGCAGCGACGACAGTCTGATCGTTGCCGTTGTCGAACAGGCATTCCCAGGTCGTACCGTTGGAGCTCGTCTCGAACGTGGCGGAGTTGCTCGATGCGCCGCTGTGCAGGTTCAGCGCTGTCACATAGGTGTTGCGGTCGACGCTGATCTTGACCCAGCAGCAGAACGTGTAGGTCGTCTGCGTGCCTGCGTTGAGGGTGGCGCGGTAGTAGTCGCTCGCGGAGTCGAACCGGACGGCCATGTCAGGCTGCCGTCACCGTGGCCGCGGTGAGCACCCACTGACTGTTGAGGGCGAAGTACTCGAACAGCCCGACCCAGAGCTGCCCAGAAACGGGGCTGTACGGGCCTCTGCCGACCCCGGTCGACGTGTCTACCGCAGAGTCCACGGTGACCGCGCGCGTCGCGGCAGAGGCCAGCACAGCCACCTCCACGCGCTGCCGGTCGCTGGCCCCGGTCGTCGACAAGCCCAGGGCGGTGATGTCGCCGGTCGCGGTGATGTTGACCGCGTACGAGATCGCCGTCGGGTCGAGCGTTATCGAGGCCGCGTAGGGCACGACGGTCGGGGTGACCGGGTGGGTGTGGTTGCTCGCCGCCTTGCCCGCCAGGGCAGCGGCCAGCCCCGACACGTCCGACTGCGGGACCTGTCCGTAGAGAGCGTGGGTTCCCACGCTCAGCCCACCTTGGAGATGAGCACCCGGTGCGAAGCGTTGCCGGGGACGGTGGCGCCGAAGTCGACCGAGACTGTGTTCTCGCTCGGGCGGGTCACGACCGGGTAGACAGTCTGGCCGTCCGAGACGCGGACCACCTCGACGCGGACGTCGAGCGACCCGAGGTTGTGGGTCACGGTGAAGGTGCTCGCGACCGCGTCCCCGACCGCCTCCGCATGGGAACCCGCCGTGCTCGCGGACTCCAGGGTGTCGATCCGCGTGTCGAGGCCGTTGAGCTGGCCCGTGACCGTGGCCGCATAGTTCGGGTCATCGCCCAGTGCCGCGGCCAGCTCCTGAAGGGTGTCGAGCGCGGCGGGGGCCGCCCCCACGACGGACTGAACGCGTGCATCGACCGCCGATGCGAAGTCGGAGATCGTGGCCGCGAGCTGGGTGCCCGTGTGGTTCGCGCGTGCCTTCGCGGCGGCCTCGGCGGCGTCGAGCTGGCTCCGCGTGGTCAGCTCGTTCGACGCCGCGCCAGCCTCGGCCGCGATCTTGCTGTGGAAAGTCTGGGTAGCCACGAGACGGGCGCTCCTCAGGACAGGCGGGCAGTGCCGCGGATCGGGGTGTTGAAGTCGAGCCGGACCTGTCCGGCCGCGGGATAGCTGAGCGACGGGTAATGACGAGCCCCCACGTGGTCGAACACCTCGACCGCGGCAGGCTCGAACGAGAGCGGGTGCGCAATCAGCCAGACCGTCGCCGGGTCGATCTGCTCGTGCCGGTACGACAAGATCGTCGGGGTGCCGTCGCCGGAGATCGTGGCCGGAGACCACGGACCGGCCGAGGTCTTCGTCAACACCTGCCCCGGGGTGGCGGTGGCGGCGCCCTCGACGTCGGTCAGGTCGTCGAGCGCGACCGGGCCTCCCCCGCCGGTGCCGCTGGAGAGCTGAACGGCGGTCACGGTCGAGGCCGTGCCGACGCGGACCACCTCGACGGTCATCGGGTCACCTCACTGGCGACGCGGACCGCGCTCTCCTCGACGATCGACCACACGTCTTCGGGGTCGGTGGTGCTGGTGCACTCGACGTCGTAGACGCCGCTGCGCCACGACCAGGCCGTCGACTCGGTGGGCGTCACGGTGAGCGCGATCGCGTCGGTCTGGATCTCGCTGGTGGTGCCGTCGTCGTGTTCGACGGTGACGGTGACGCCGCTCAGGACGCGGATGTTCTCCGCGGCGGTGCTCCACTCGTGCAGCACCTGGGCGTCACGGGCGGTCGGGCGGATCTGGGCCTTCACGGTGCGCCCGGCGAGCGAGACCGGGCCGCCGTCGAGCACGAGCGCCCAGGTCGGGCCGACCCACGATTTGCCCTGCGGGATGACGAGGTCTTCATGCAAGGCCACGTGTGCGCCCTTCGCGTTCGAGTAGCTGCGTGGCGGCGATCTCCCGCCCTGCGCTCGAGGTCGCGGGTACGAGCGGAGTGCCGTCCTCTGCCGTCGGGTTGGAGATCGGGGTGACGCGGCGACGTGCGGCGAGGGTGATCGCGGTACCGGCGACGACCGCCACGACCGTTCCGATCGAGGCGAGCTGGGCGTCGTCGAGCTGCACCCAGCCGAGAGTCACCAGAGCCGCCAGGACGGCCTGAACCGTGGCGGCGATCGCCACCGGCTCAGGCCGTCCCGCTCCCGACTGGGAGTGCTCGCCCATGTCAGCGGTGGGCACGCTCGCCGTCGCCGTTGCCGTCCTCGTCGCCGTTGTCCGGCTGCTCCGGGTCCGGAACGTTCGGGTCGACCGGCTCGGGCTGGGCCGGGTCGCGCGGCTCCGTCATCTTTCCTCCTCGCGGGTAGTGTGATCTCGCGGTTCTGGTGGAGAACCTCCGTGGGCGCCTCAGCAGGCAGAGACCGGCAGCGGGTTGGCGTTGCGCTGCGCGTCGGCCTCAGCGAGGAGGGCGCGGTATCGCTCGTATGCCTCGGTCAGGGCGATCCGGTCGCGGTTCGGGCCGAGCGCGGCGTCCAGGAGCTGGCGCTGCCCGTCGCGTTCGCGGGCCGCGGCCTCGTTGCGCTGCGCCCAGGCGGTGGCGAAGGCCCGGTTGTACTGGTTCTGGCAGGTCACGATCTCGGACTGCCGGTCCACGTAGACGGCTCCGATAACCACCGACAGCAGGGCGAGGACGACGAGCGCGACGCCCAGAAGGCGGCTGCCGAACAGGTGGCGGCGCCACCACGGCGGCGGCGGTTCATCGATCACGACGACCTCCGGTGGTGGGTTGGCGGTGGCGCGTCCGGCGGCGCCGAGGGTGTAGCCGCACACGAGGCCGGCGAGGGTCCAAAACAGCGACAGGAGGGTGTAGGTCATGGCCGATCCCGCGGCTCGGGCGGTGGCGCGGGTGGTTCCGCTGGGCGGATGACCCGCGAGATCAGGCCGGAGACCGTGCCCTCTCCCCCGCGCAGTGCCAGCGCGCCCCCGACGATGGTCATGAAGACGAAGTTGATCGTCGCGTCGGGTGTGTAGCCGGGGAGGAAGACGGTGGCGAGGAAGTTCCCCGCCCACACGAGGCTGACGAGCACAACGATCGCGTTCGCCAGGGGGGCCGGGAGCCTCATGGCTGGCCCCGGATCACTTCGTGCTCTCCACGGCGACCGGGCGCGGGTTGTCGCACAGATTGTGGCTGCGCTCGTCCATCGCCTCCCAGGTGCCGGGCTCGACCCACTGCACGAGGCCGCCCATCTCGCGGACCTGGTCGACGGTGGGCGCCTCGGTGGGGCCGAGACCGATGAACATCGGGCCCGACCACATCGCGACCCGCAGGGGCTCCCCGGGGGGCTGACAGTAGATGTACATCGGTGCCTCCTGGTGCACGCGCGGAGCCGCTGGCTCCGGGGCGGGCGGGGCGAGCCAGCGCCGGACGTCCGCGCGGAAGGCGTTCATGTCCCAGTACGCCGGATCGATCTTGCGGGTCGGCGCCCACTCCTTGTGCCCGATCGCGCGGTCCGCGGGCAGCCCGAGGTGGCGCAGGAGCGCGGCCACGCCGCGCGGGTAGTTCGTGCGCTGCGCGGGGGTCCAGTCGTCGCGGGTGCCGACGCTCTCGGCCTCGACGCCGATCAGGTGGAAGTTGCCTTGACCGGCGGGCACCCACGGCGCGGAGCCGGTGCCCGCGTGGTACGCCTTCCCCGCCGCGACGATGATCCATACGCCGTTGCGGTCGAGGCCGAGGTTCGCCAGCGGGCCGGGCAGCGACGAGCGGCCCGAGACGACGACCCGCTCCGACGGGTAGGCGCCCGAGGCCGGTCCGGCGGTGTGGTGGGCGAGCACCCCGAGGGGTGTACCCATCGCGCCGTGCCCGCGGGTACGCCAGCCCGCGATCTCGCGGACCGGGAGACCGGCGTCGCGCAGCACGTCCGCCAGCCACGTCAGGTAGGGCATCTGAGGCTCCCGAGGAGTCGAGCGCCCTACGCCCAGATCATCCAGTTGATCGTCATGTAGGGCTGGCGAAGATCAAGCGGGAACGAGTTGTTCTCAAAGTCGCTGTCGCCGCCGACCGAGTTGGTCGTGAACCCGTGCTCGTGGGTCACGTCTTCGGTCGCCGAGGTGAAGTGGTGCGAGTGACGACCGTCCGACTCGGCGTTCTTGATCGGGGCGGCGTTGGCGCCGGCGCCCACCAGCCCGGGACCGTCCCAGTGATGGCCGTGGTTACCGCCGTCGAAGTCGGTCTGCCCGCCGTGCTTGTGCGGGCGGCTGGCCGCCCCGGTGGTGCCGTTGTGCGCGTGCGGGGGCAAGTTCGCGAAGGTCAGGAAACGGTGGGTCAGACCCCCGGACCGGCCGATGTAGTACGTCTCGTTCCCGAACCCGCCGGTGAAGATGTCGCCCTGACTGATCGTGCCGCCTCCGATCGGGACGCGGCCCTGCATGTCGGGGAGCTGGAACGTGGTGGAGCCGTCACCGGCGCCGAACGCGTCCTCGATGATCAGGTTGTTCGTCTGCACCCACTGCCACAGATCGGGGTACTGGGCGCGGGAGACGGTCTGACCGCGCAGGAACAGCGCGCCCTCCTTCGGCGTCGGCCGTAGCGTGATCTCGATGTCGCCGGTCGACTTGCGGGCGAGGCGGGCGAAGACTGTGCTCTTGAGGTCGTCCAGCTCCCGTTGCAGGCGCGCCACCTGGTCGGTTGTGTCCTCTACCGGACGGTCGTCGGCCATCAGTCCTTGCCCTTCGGCAGGGTCGACGCGATGTCGCCGAGGTTGCCGGGGCGGCCGTACGGGTCGGCGGTCTTCCACTTCCCGGTCGCGTCGAGGACCCGAACGATCTTGAGCTTGCTTCCGGCGGCGGCGCTCTGTTCGGTGCACACCCACTCGCCGCGACGGACCACGACCTCACGGTCGTCGGGCCAGGTCGGGTCGTCCTTCTCGGCGGGCTTGAACAGCGTGACCGCCTTGTCGGTGATCGCCGTGACGCGCCACCCGTGCGACGGGTCTGTGTTGCCGTCGAGCCGGTTGAGCCACGTCGCGATCTCGTCGTGGTTCTTCCCGTCCCACTCGGCGACCTCGGGCCAGGCCCTGAACGCGCCGACGGAGAAGGTCTGTAGTGCCATGCGTACCTCTCGGGTGATCACACGAATTCGAGGTCGACGGTCTCCTTGCCGGTGGAGGAGACCTTGATCGACTGGCGGCGGATGCGGAACGCGCCGTAGACGCCGAGAGCCCCCGCGAGGTCGTAGGTGATCGTGTCGCCCGCCGCGTACGCCTCCAGGTCGGCGTCAGGGGTGACCCGCACGTTCGGGCCAGGCACGATCAGCGCCTCCTTGCGCGCGTCGATCAGGCCGCGGGTGTGCGCGTCGAGCGTCGACTGATCCGACACGTCCGACCACGTCGCCGTGACCGCGGTCCGGCCGTACTTCGTGCGGAGGTCGTCGTTCGACTGCTCCGACCAGAGCGCGGTATCGGCGCCCGACGCGGTGCCGGTGCCGTAGCCCTGCGAAGCGAGGTCCCCGATCGCGACCGAGCACAGGGTGTCGCTCGACGCGATGTTCCGGGCGTCGATCACGATCGCGTCCTCGCCGGTGGACCGGTCGACACCCTTGAGCGGGTGCCAGAGCTGGAGGCGGCGCGTCGCCGGGTCGACCTCGGCGTCGAACCCGTCGATCCTCTGGCCCAACTCCTCGACGCGCTGGCCGACGTTGTGCAGCTCCTTGCGGTAGTACGTGCCGTCTCGCAGCACCCCGGACAGACCGATCCCGGAGGTGTCGATGCCGAAGTGGCCGAACTCCAGGCCCTGCCAGTTGTCGACCATCGTTTTAACGAACAGGAACTGATCCTGTTGAACGAACAGGAGATCGCGCTCGACGATCATCAGGCGCAGGTAGGCGAGGAGGCCCCTCGCGCTGATCGTCAGGTTCTCCCCCGACGAGCGCCAACCCACCAGCGGACCGGCGAACACGATCTGACCGTTGCGGTAGATCCACAGTTCGGTGGCGTGTTCGTGCGGGCGGCGAAGGCGCTGGAGGATCGCCTCCGACACGCTGCTGATCTGCGCCGACGCCTCCATCTCCTGGGCCTGCGAGATCGTGTTCGTGTACCGCAGGTCCTTCCACTCGATCGCGTCGACCTCCAGGAAGGTCGGGGGGCCGGCGATCTGCGGGACCCTCGCGACAACGACAAGCTCGTAGAGCGTGCCTTCGCGCAGGGGCAGGATCTGGGTGAACGGGATGTCGACGACGCGGACGAACTCCGTGCCGACGGACAGCTCGGCGAGCACGACCTGTTGCTGCGAGCTGCGGGTGTCGGTGCCGACGCCCTCGTCCGTGAGCGAGCGGGTCTGCTCCAGCGCGCGGGAGTCGTCCCCGACCGCGGTCTCGTCGAGCTGGATGAACGTCAGCCGCTCGACGGTGATCGTGTCGGTGCCGACGCCCTCCTCGACGTGGTCGAACGCGTCGAAGTCGGCGACGAGCACCTCGTCGGTACCGGCGCCTGAGTCGAGGACCGGGCCGATCGGGTCGAGGATCTGGATCGAGATCGCCTCGGACCCCTCGCCCCCCTCGGCGAGTGGCGGGTCCAGGTGGAGTGCCTCGCCCAGGTCGAGACCCGCCCCGGTCTCATCCAGGGCGACGTACCGGGTGCGGGCGAGGGAGATGCCGTCGTCGTTGCCCTGCCCGCCGTCGAGGACCGGGCCGATGAGGGTCGCGGTGTCATAGGTGACGTACGCGTCGATCGGGCCGGAGAGCACGCGGGTCGTCGGCCCGTAGGGGCTGGGCAGCGTCGGCCACGTGAAGTCCTCGGCCTCGACGCGGCCGTTGGAGTCGCTGTCGCGGTAGAACGTGACCGAGCCTGCGGGGTCCTGCCACAACACGCCGATCCAGTACGAGGTGCCCGCGATGACCTGGATCTTGTTCGCGCCGCTGAACGTGAAGGTCAGCCACGTGGCGGCGGTGGCGGAGAGCGTCAGGACGTCCGACTCGGCCAGCTTCGTCCCCGGGCTGCCGCCGGAGTTCGCGTAGATCGCGAACTTGACCTGCGTCGAACCACTGTCGATCGACAGCCGGGCCGTGCCGGTTGCGACGATCCCGGTCTCGGCGGGCGTGGCGGCCGAGACGGCGCCCTTCGTCGCGCTGGATGAGCTGCTGCTCGACCCGGTGGCGGTCTTACCGAAGGTCGCCACGAGCTACCTCAGTCGATGCTGATGTCGAACGTGATCTGGAACGAGCTGGCGTTCGTCTTCGCGCCCATGTCCTGCACGCGCCGGTTGAGCATGCGGCCGCTGCCCAGGCTCGGGGAGTTGAAGACCGCCGCCTCCTGCCAGCTCCAGTTGGCTTGCGTCGTGTCGAACGTGGCGCGGAACCGGATCGTCTTGTTCGTGCTGCCGGTGCCCGCGGTGTGCTCGGGGTAGCCGGTGTCGACTTGCTTGCGCAGCTTGTTCGACGTGGCCTGGAGATCGGTGTGCGTGGCGGCCGCGGCCGTGGCCGAGTCGCCCACGCCGATCGCGGCGTTCGCGGCGTTGAAGAAGGTGTTCGCCTGGCCGGCCGTGGCGGTGCCCGAGCCGATCAGGCACTGCCAGAGCGTCGAGACGCCGCCGTGGACGAGCATGTTGCCGTCCCACTCCTGCACGTCGTACGGCAGGAGATCGGGCTCCCAGTCGCCCCAGAACTTCGCGAGCGTGATGTGGCAGCGCCAGTAGGCGGGTTCGTGCACGGCAAGCCTCCAGAGCGAGCAGGGGGGCGGAGAGAGGGGGAAGCGCGCGGCGGGGGGTCAGCCGGACCAGGTGTCGCGGTACTCGACGAGGCAGGTCACCGGCGCGCCTGCGGGGGTTGTGTTCAGGTACAGGCGGTTCTCGCCCGGGCCGAGGGAGAAGTTCGAGCGCGGCTGCTGCCACGCCCCGTACTTGCTCTGGCCGTCGATCGTGATCACCGACCGCGGGGCGCCGGTGGCGCGCGCCTCCATGTCGCCGACGAGGGTCGCGTTCGCGGGGAGGATCGCCTGCACCACGAACGACACGTCGTTGGTCTGGTTCACCAACTCGACGCGCGTCACGGGCTCGCCGGTGGCGGGGTTGGTGATCCGGATGACCGGGTACACCCGCCCGTTCCCCTCGTTGATCATCGAGGCGAAGATCGGTTGGGCAGCGTCCGCGGGGGTGACCGGCACGATCAGCTGGCGGGGCGAGGCCGAGTAGTGCCGCGGGTCCGCGGCGAGCAGCGCGAACGACTGGTGGTTGATCAGGGTCTCCCGCCAGGACAGCTCGCGAGTAAGCGTGACCGGGCGGCAGCGGATCATGCGCAGAGGCCGCCCGGGGTGCCGCCAGATCAGCTCCCAGTCCTCGTCGCGCTGCGGCACGAGAGACCGGTAGAGGTTGTCCATCAGCTCCTCGACCTCGGCCTGATCGCCGCCGACCTTGAGCTTGAACATCACCTGCCGAGCCGCCTGTAGGTCGACGCCGCGCAGCGCGCCGTCTCCACGGGGCAGCTCGTCATCGGAGGTGCGGATCTCCCACCCCTCCAGGCCCTCGTGGCTCTCGACCCGGTACGGGGTGTCGTCGCCCAGGAGCAGCCCATCCCAGCCACCGAGGCGATATTGATAGTTGAAAGGGCCGACTCGGGCGGTGTAACCGCCGGTGCGCAGCATCGGCTGTCCTTGACCGGCGAGGACGCTCTGGAGCGGCCCGAAGACGGTCAGGGTGCCGGTGCCGCCGGTCTGGACGATCGGGCCCTGCTGCGTGCTGGTGAACCGCGCCGGACCGGTGGTGCCGCCCCGGAAGGTGACGATGTAGCCCTGCCACCGGCGGTCGGTGGAGAGATCGCCCTCCAGGTTCCATGAGCCGGTCTTGTTGACGATCGCGTGGTGGACCGACATCCGGCTCCGCTCCCAGTCGGAGTCGGAGTCGCCGCGGTACTTCTGAGGCGAGGTCGTGTCGTAGAGCCGGACGAGGCCGCCCTTCCACCCGTACTGGGTGGTGGAGGCGTACTGGTTGATCACCGTGGCGATCACGAGTTCGTCGGCCTGCGAGGTGGTGCCGGTGCGCCCGGTGTGCGGGCTGTCGCTGTCGCTGCTCTCGATGTTGACCCGGTCGAGCGCGTTCTCCTGGGCGATGCCGGAGTACTCCATAGCGCGGATCTGGATCGACTTGTCCGCGTCGAGAGAGGTGACGGAGATCCAGAGCGTCGAGGGGGCGTTCTGGGTGTAGTAGATGACCGACTGGATGTCGCGCTGGCCGCGCTCGCCGACCTTCGTCAGGGTGGTGGTGCCGAACAGTCGACCTGCCCGCAGGCGCAGATCGGACGGCAGGGTGCCCGCGGCCGCGACCGCGACGTAGATCAGCGAGCCGGGGCGCGTCGGCCGGGAGAAGACCGCCACGCAGGTGCGGCCCTGCTCCTTCCCGGTCGTGTTGTACGCGCTCTGTTCGAGTACGGCGGGCACGGCCTCACGCCCAGCTCATGACGAGTTGACCGATGTCGAATTCGACCGGGGTGTTTCCGTTGCGCACGGTGATGGGCGCGTCGAGGGTGTTCGAGTATTCCGGCACGCCGCCCGTGAGCGCGGTGAACCAGCCGTAGTACCCGATCAGTCCCCACACGCCGGTCGGGTTGGTGAAGGTGAACTTCGTGCCGTTGGCCTTCGTGGTGATACCGCCGACGGTGGTCGCCGCGGGGAAGTTCGTCGCGTTGTTCGTGACCGCCACGCGCGCGTAGGACCCGCCGACCGGCTCGGTGAAGTTCGTGCCGTCCGTGTTCGGGTTCGTGGTCGACAGGCCGAGGTACCACGTCGCCGGTGCCCAGCTCGACGAGCCGCCGCCGAACTGTGAGTCGGCAAGCGTCCGTTGGCGGGCAGAGTGCGCTCCCACGAGCAGACCTCCAGGGGTAGATGAGGGGCGCGCGTCAGCGCGCGAGACGGAGCGCGAGCTGCGCCGCGCGGGCTGTCTCGACGGGGTTGCCGGAGCGGTCCTCGACCGTGATCGGTCGGGCATTGCGCACGGCCTCGACGAGGTCGTCAAACCGCTCCTGGAGCGAGGCGCCGTCGCCACCCGCGCCGTTCTCCGCCATCGCCCGCCACTGGGTGTCGGTCAGCACCGGTTCCGGGCGGCCGGTGCCGTTGAAGACCGTGCTCCAGCCGGTCGGGAGATACCCGCCCTGGTCGTACCAGTGGTGGGCCTGCCAGAACGCCTGCGCGCCGGTCGGGCTCCCGTAGCGGGACGAGATGTAGCGCAGGCCGTAGACGGCCTGCTGATACGGGTTGCTGGTCTTGGAGCCGCCGACCGTCGCCCAGGTCGAGTCGAGGAACTGGAACAGGCCGTAGGCCGTGCTCGTCGGGTTCTGCGCGGTCGGGCGCCACCCAGACTCGTGGCTGATGATCCACGACAGCGCGGCCCACTGGGCGCCGCTGTCCCAGCCGAACGCGGCGGCCGCGCGGCGCACCTCGTCGACGACCGGGCCGGACCCGGCCGGGACGTCCCCGCCGATCCCGATCAGGGAGGCGAAGTAGTCGGTCACCTTCTTGAGCAGGGCAGGCCAGAGCGAGTCGGCCAGCTTCTTGACCAGGCCGATCGCGCCGCGGCCCCATTCGGTGTTGCTGAACATGCTGGTGACGCTGGAGATCCCGCCGGTGACCGCCTTCCACAGCGAATCGAGGCTGTTGCCGCTGCCCGCGTCGGTGACCGGACCGCCCTCGGCGAAGCCGGGGATGCCCAGCACCCGGTACAGGTTCGCGGCGCCCCTGCGGTCGGCTCCCGGGCGCAGGCCGCGGTGGAGCATGTCGACCGCGCCCGCCCCGCCCAGCGCGTCTACGGCGGGCTTGGAGAGCACGTACTCGCCCGGCATGAGCGCGGCGAGCACGGAGTCCTTCCCCGCGGTGCCGCCGGTGATCGCGCCGCCGCGGGCGAAGGCGGGCACGTGCCACTCCTGGAGCGGGCCGAGTCCGACGAGGCCGGCGACCCAATTCCAGACCTTCACGATGCCCTGGTTGTAAACGACATTGACGACGGCTTCGATCGGGTCGCGCACCTTTGCCTTAATCGACTCCCAGGCCCTGCCGACCGCGTCCGCGCCGGTCTGGAAGGCGTTCGGGATGGTCTGGGTGACGAAGTTGACCAGCGGGTTCCAGACCGAGTCGCGTAGGAAGTTCCAGACCGCGGCGACCCCGTCGCGCAGGATGTTCCAGGCCGCGATGGCGCCGTCGCGCAGGATGTTGAACCCCTGCACCAGCGGGCCGATCAGGTACTGGTTGAGCGGGGCGAACACGCTGCTCTGGAGGAACGCCCAGACCGCGGCGAGGCCGTTCTGCACGGTGGTCCAGGCGGCGATCGCGGCGTCGCGGAAGAAGTTGAACACGACGACCAGGCCGACCCGCAGGATCGTGATCAGCGGCTGGATGATCGTCGTGTTGATGAGGTTCCAGGCGATCATCAGCCCTGCCTGCACGAGCTGCCAGGCGGCGATGGCCTGGTCACGCCAGTAGTTGAAGCCGATGACCAGGATGTTCAGGGCGTACCGGATCGCTGCGAAGATCGTCGCGTCGATGAACGCCCAGACCGCGGCCAGGCCCGCCTGGAGGCCCTGGAACGCTGAGACGCTGGCCGAGCTGGCGGTCGAGAACAGGCCGCCCAGGAGCGAGAGCCCGAGCCGGATCGGCGCGAACACGTACGTGTCGATGAAGGTCGCCGCCGTGGCGAGCCCGGTCTTGATGTACTCCCAGGCTGGCGAGATCCAGTTCGTCCAGAGCGCCATCGCGGCCATGCCGATGAGGTTGAACGCGATCACGAACGGCGCGACCAAGATCGTCGTGACGACGGCGATCAGGATGCGAATAGCCAGGCCGATGGCCGAGAAGACCGGCGAGAGGATGGTTTCCCACAGCCACGTCGCGGCGGTGCCGATCGCCTGCGCACCGGCGACGATCGCGTCGCGGGCGGTGGTGAAGGCGCTCACGGCGATCGCCCAGCCCGCCGCGAACAGCGCGCCCACGGTCGAGGCCGCGGAACCCAGCCAGCCGAAAAACGCCTGGATGCCGTCCCAGGCCGCCTGCGCCCCGACCTTGATCGCTTCCCAGGCGCCGTTGACGATGTTGCGGAAGGTCTCGCTCGTGTTGTACGCGACGACCAGTCCTGCCACGAGAGCGACGAGCGCGGCGACGATGATCCCGACCGGGTTCGCCGCCATCGCCGCGTTCAGCAGCCACATCGCGACCTGAAAGCCCATCACGGCGCCGCGGACGACCCCGACGATGCCGGACGCGATCGAGGTCGCCAGGCCCCACGCCGCGGTCGCGATCGCCGCCGCGTTCAGGGCGAGCACGAACACGCCGATCCCGACCGCGAGCGGGGTGATCCACGAGGCGTTGTTCTGCACCCACTGCCCGAAGGTCTGGAACGCAGGCACGATCGCGCCGGTCAGCACCCCCGCGACGAGCGAGAGCGCCGGACCCAGGATCGGGCCGATGATCCCCGCCAGCGTGGTGACCGCGGGGATCACGTAGCCGCCGACCACGGTCACGAACGCCATCTGCATCGTGCGCATGAACGAGGTGATGTTCGCCTGCGCGGTGTCGCCGAGGGTCTGGTTCATGCGGTCGGCGGCCCCGCCGACCTGCCCGAGAGCGGAGACGGCGGACGAGGGATCGATCGCGAACAATGCGTCGCCCAGGTCTTCCGCCTGGGTGCCGAACAGCGCCACGGCCGCCTGAGAGCGGGCGACCGGGTCCGGCATGGCGCGTAGCCGGTCGATGGTCAGGTCCAGCGCGGCCGAGGCTTCCGGGCCGCCCTTGGCGATCCTGGCGGCCATGTCGGTGGCGTTCAGGCCGACCGCCTGGAAGCCCTGCGCGGTGAGCTTGGAGCCGTCGACCGCGCGGATCGAGAACTCCTTGATCGCGTCCGCGACGAGGTCGCTGTTCCGGGCACCCGCCTGCATGCCCTGCACGAGGATGCCGGTCGCCGTGCCCGCGTCCAACCCGAACTTGTCGAACTGAACCGAGTACTCGGTCAGCGTGTCCAGGAAGTCGCCGCCGCGGTCCACCCCGAGCTGGAAGCCACGGGTGATCACGTCGAGCGCGGCCTGAGCGTTCGGGGCAAGCCCGGTCTTCATGAGCTGGCCGACCGCCTGCGTCGAACCCGCCAGCTCGACGCCGAAGGTGTCGGCGAGGTTCAGGACCGTGCCGGTGATCTGCGACAGATCGGCGTCGTTGAGGTTGGCGCCGATGTTGCGGTGAACCTCGGCGATCGCCTCGTTGACCGAGTCGAGGCTCTCGCCGTAGGCGCTGGAGTAGAGCTGACCGGCGACGCGCCCGTACCGCTCGGAGTCCTGCGCGGTCAGGCCGAGCTGGGCCTGGAGCTTCGCCTGCCCCGCCTGGATGTCGAGGGCGGCTGAGACCGCGACCCCGACCGCGGCACCGATGACGGTACCGACGGCGGCGATCGCGGCGATCTTGCCCTTGAAGCCGGACTCGGTGCCCTCGCCGAGCGCGTCACCGGCGCGCTGGCCCGCCTGTCGGCTGGCCTGCTCGGTCCCGTTGACGATCTCGGAACCGAAGTTGCGCATGGAGGGCAGGACGTCGAGCCAGACCGAGCCCACGGTCACGCCAGCGGTCGCCACGCTCACGCTCCCTTCGGCTTGAGGCTGTCGAGGTAGGTCACGACGGACTGCGGGTCGTGATCTCCGATGTCGCCGATCGTGTGGCCGCGCTTCGCGTCATCGCCGGGGCGCGGATAGCGGCGCGGGTTCGGCACCCGGCGACGGCCCGCCACGGTGCGGTAGGTGGCCGCTGTGCCCGCCTGTACGGCGTCGATCAGGTCGGCGAGTAGGTAGTGCTGCTCTGCCCACCCGTGGCCGCGCACGGCGCGGTACGCGGCTCCCCCGGGGGGCAGGTTCTCGATGTAGACGCGCAGCTTCCGCAGCGTGATCTCGCCGCGCCAGTAGGCGGCGGCGACGTCGTAGCCGTAGTGGTGTTCGAGGTCGGCTTCTATCGCTTCCGGCGCGGCCGCGAGGAGGTCGACGGCCGTGTAGGGCGTCCCTCGGCGTTCTCATCCCGGAGTTGCTGCTGGACCTGTTGGACGATCAGCATCACGTAGCCCGCCTGGCCGCCGAGGGCGTGATAGCGCTCGTACTGCTCGTCGCCGAGCATGGCGCGTACCTGGTCGACGTCGGCCTGACCGGCGGCGGCGACCTCGTCCTTCCACTCGTCGGAGGCGAGCAGCGGGTGCGGGAACTGGAACTTCTCCCCGGCGAAGGTGAACACGATGTCGTCGCCGCCCACGGCTTCGCGGCGCTGGGCGACGATGGCGTCGAGATCGAACTCTTGTGGCATGGGTGAGCCTTCCGTGATCCAACTGTGGGTGCGGGTGAGCCACATCAGGGCCAGGCACTCGGCGGCGAGCCAGCCGACGAGCAGCCAGTCCCAGATGGACGAGCAAGCGGTCAGAGACCGACTCCGCCGCGGACCAGGTGAATGACCGCGACGATGGCGCAGACGACGGCGCCGATCCACGCGATGATCGCGACGAGTTGGTCGCCCGGGCTGGGGATGTACGGGGCGAGCAGCACGGCGATCAGCACGCACACGACGGCGGCGATGAGCAGAGAGATCCAGCGCGGCATCGGGGGCCTCCGGTGAGAGGGTGGGTCGGGGACCGGCGGGAGGCTCACCCGAAAAGCGCCCGCCGGTCCCCGGTCTCGGGACCGGTCACGGGACGACGACCGGCGGCGCCCATCCCTCCTTGAACAGGCGCTTGATCGACACGCCGTCGGAGCCCGGGTAGGCGGTGATCGTCATCTCGTAGGCGATCAGCTCGTCGGACTTGTAGACGACGTCGCCTCGCTCGGTGACCTCGGCGAGGGGGCAGATCGCGCGGCGGTGGTAGTTGCCGTCGATCACGTCGAAGCCGAAGGCGCGGAGCTGCCGGTTCGGCTTCCCCTCCTCGTTGAACGAGACGATCGCGTCGGCCCCGGTGCCGGAGGTGGTGACGTCCTCCTCGTCCACGCGGTAGTAGAGGCTGACCGTCTGCCAGTTGCTCTCCCAGAACGTCGCCTGGAAGGTGCGGACCGAACGCGTCACCTCGATCCGGATCGGCTGGTTCGACTGCCACGGCGTGAACTCCTCGGAGTCCTCGTCGAGGGACTCGGTGAGTCCGTCGTCGGAGATGTAGCCGCAGTCGAGCCAGCCTTCGTCCCAGGCTGCGAGATCGACGGGTGCAACGGTGCCGGTCGGGGCGGTCATCACCATGCCGGTGACCCCGAGCCGGGCGAGGGTGGCGTTCAGTGCCATGAAGGTGCTCCTCCGCTGGGCATGGGAACGGCCCGCCGTGGGGTTCGGCGGGTTTGCTTGGGCTCGGGTGAGGGGTGGATCAGGCGGGACGCACGGTCAGGACGAACGTGCACCCGAAGTGGTAGAGCTCCGGGTTGAACTCCGGGCGCCAGGACGGGCCGACTTCCTCGGCCACGCTGGTGACCAGGCCGCCCGCCCCCGCGTAGCCCTTCGCGGCGGGCATCGCCGCAGCGACCTCCCGGCAGAGCTGCGAGGCGTCCGCGCGTGAGCGTGCGTACGCGTCGATGTCCAGGCGGGGGCCGTCGAGCACGAGCGGTCGCACCTGCGCGCCGCCGATGCGGGAGACGCGCAGGAGCGGGACGTCGGACTCGAACCCGACGTACAGCTCGGCGACGACGGTGGCGGCCGGAAACGCCTCGGCGAGGTAGCCGATCAGTAGCTCCTCGCTGTCCGGCATCAGGACCGCCGGAATGGTCACTTCGCGGCCTTCTCCGATGCCGCGGAGGCGGTCACGTCAGCGGCGATGACCTGCGGGCCGGGCGGGGTGGTGGTCGGGCCGGCAGGCTTGCGCAGCGCCTCGGCGTCCTTGCCGGTACCGGCCGGCGCGGCGCGGCCCTCGGAGATCAGGATGCGCGCCTCCTGCTCGGTGACCTCGATCGTCTTGCCGATCCGGGAGTTGTCCCGGTCGAACGCGATGACGACCTTGACCTTGTTCGCCATGTGTCAGTTCCCCTGTTCTGCGGCGCGGCCGAGGACGCGCCTGCGGGCGGTCTTGGACGTGCCGAACTCGGCGTCGACGGCGGTCGACTCGATCCGGCTGTATGGGCGGCCGGTCGGGCGGGTGCCGGACGAGGTGGTCACGTCGGCGTTCACGCCCTCGTTGCTGTTGATCGCGCGCGCCGCGCGGGCGATGCGCTCGGCCTGGTCGCGCAGGGCGTTGCGGACGCCCTGCTGGCGCATCGCGTCGCCGATGGCGCCGAAGTCGAGGGTCATGCGGGTGGGCATGGGGGCCTCCTCAGCCGGTGACGCGTTGGAGAGCGACCTCGACGTGGTGCACGGCGACCCGGCCGAACGGGTCCGGGTGCCGGGCGATCTCGCCCACGACCTCGCAGGCCGTGCCGTCGGCCAGCTCGATCCGGTCGGTGGGCAGGATGTCCAGGTCGACTCCGGGGCGGGACTGGAGCGTCCAGCCGGTCGTGATGCGGTCGCGCTCGCCGGGGCTGTGGTCCTCGGCGCGGGCCGCGGGTTGCACGGAGACGTCGGAGAACGTGGTGCGGGTGGCCTGCGACCAGTCCCGCACGCGGTTGCGGTACCGGTCGATCGTCTCGGGTGCGCGTACGCGGGTGACCGACTGGTGGAAGAACACCTCAGGCTCCGAAGATCCGGTACCGGTCGAGGATCGCTTCCTCGACGGTGGCGAGCCCCGGGGCGGCCTCGCTGTTGAACGTGACCGTCTGGGCGCCCACGGACCACGACGCCACCCCAGCGGGCACAGACAGCCGCCCAGCAAGGCCACAGACGACCGCGGCCAGCTCCGGTGGTGTCTCTACATACCCGCCGCTGTAGACCACGCGTACGGCCCGCAGAGCGGCTGGCCAGCCTGCGCGGCGGAACAGCACCCCGGAGGCCGACCACTCGTAGTCGGTGACCAGGGAGCCCCCCGCCTCCACCTCGTGTACGTCGGTGAGGTGGAGGCAGGGGACCGTGACCACGCGCCCGCCGTCGCAGTCGACCTTGACTTCGGCGTGGTCCTCGTAGGAGATCGCCCACCCGCAGTAGGAGCGAACCTGCCCGCTGGCAGCGCGCAGCGCCGAGCGTGCGGCGTGCTCGTCCACCCAGGCAGCGCCCGTCAGGCGGCGCAGCTCGTCGACCTCGGCGAGTGGGTCCACGGCCCTACTTGTTCTCGGTGGTCCGGGCGCGGGTCGACGTCGAGCGGGTCTTCGTCTCGGCGGCGCTGTCCCCCTCGACCGGCACGGCGTCCGGATAGAGGTTCTTCGCGTCCTCGTCCGAGAGCTTCATGGTGGTCTCCATGCCACCCTGTCGGACCCTGTACTCGCGCAGCTCTCCCATGGGTGTCTCCTCCTTCACTTCGCGCGCGTCTACAGCGGGGGTGGTGGTGCTCGGGCCGCAGCTCGCGTGCGCGGCTCCGCACACCCGGCAGCGACGCCCGAGCACCCCACTCGTGACCAACATCAGGCGCCGTTCAGCGCCGTCGCGATCTCGCGTGCCTTGGTGAGGGAGACCGCACTGGCCACGACGAGGTAGAAGACCTGGCCTCCCGAGTCCTCGCTGCGCATCGCCACGAGGTACTCATCGGGTCCGTCTCCCAGCGTGTCCTGAACCACCAGGTATTCGTCCATGGATCAGACGCCGGTGGTGACGTCGACCTCGACGAAGGCGTTCGGCTGGACGATGCCGAAGGCCGCCCTCATCTCGGCGAGGATCGCGACCAGGTTCCTCACGAAGAAGTCGGCGTGAGAGTCGGTCACGGTGATCGACGCCTGCTCGCGATCCCACAGGATCGCCTTCCGCCAGTCACCCACGACGGCCGTGCCCTGCGGGATGCCCTCCAGCTCGACGACCGGCAGGCCCCAGAGCATCGGGGTCGGGCCGTTCGCGCCGAAGGGGCCGTTGCCGTAGAAGCGGCCGTCGTTGTCGCTGATCTCGTCGAGGGTCTCGACGTCCAGCGGGTTCATCACGTAGGCGTTGGCGACGGCCCGACCGGCGAGGCGGACCTTCGTCTTCGCGCGGCGCAGCGCGAGCAGCCGACCGAAGCCCTCGGGCTTGCCGGTGGGGTCGGCGACGGCGGCCTGCGTCTGGGTGCCGCTCGTGTTGAGGATGCCGGTGAAGTTCTCGCCGGTGCCGTCGCCGGAGACCATCTGGTCCTCCAGCTCCTCCTCCAAGCCGTAGAGGAGGAAGGCATCGATGAGGGTCCGGACCTGCGCGGCGTCCGAGAGCGCGCGCTTGGTCGCCGGGATCCAGTGCGCGATGGTCCGCACGACCGCGGTCGCGCGCGTGGTGCTGAACCCGGACTCCGGCTTGTACCCGCCACCGGCGGCGTTCTCCAGGGCGCCCGTGGTCGTGTTCGCCGTAGGTCCGGCCGTGGTGGTTGCCTCGGCGACCGGCGCGGCGTTGTTCGTGACCGACAGGAGCTTCGGGTATTCGATCGTGTCCGAAGTGGTCTGGCCGTTGGTCACGACCTGCCGCAGCCCGAGCGGGCGGGTCAGCTCGTCCAGACCGTTCTGGAGCCCGAGCTGCTGAGGCAGGATCAGGTTCCCTGCGCTGGCGTCCTCGGTGCCGGTGACGAGCGCCTTCTGACCGCGGCGGCCGAAGGTCTTGAACCCGACCGGCGCGGACTGGACGCGCATCTTCTCGCCGAACTGCCCGTTCGGTGCGGACTTGAGCAGCCCGGAGTACGCGCCAGACTCGACGAAGTGGTCGCCGAGGGACTTCGCGCCGCCGGTGGGGTCGATCAGGCCGCCGTGGCGGACCTGGTCCTCGCGCTCGCGGCGCTCCTTCTCCCCGTCGATCAGGCCGATGCCGTCGCCCAGGTCGGCGATGGCCTGGCGCATCTGCTTGTCGGCCTTGGCCTTGTCCAGCTCGGCCTTCGTGTCCTTGGCCTTGCCGAACAGTTCGGTCACCTGCACGCGCTCGGCGTCGGTGAGGTCGCGCTTCTCCTCTTCGGCCCGAGCCGCGATGGCCTCGGCCCCCTTGAGGTGCGTCTTGAACTCGTCTACGAGACGAGCAATGCGGTCCATAGTGGACGCGCTCCTTCCGTGGGTTCGGTTACTCGATGTCGATCTCGGCGCCGAGGGCGCGGAGATCGGCGAGCAGCCGGACGTCACTGGCGGAGCGGGACTCGGCGGGCCGGTCCGACTTGCCCCTGCCGGGGTCCTCGTCGGTGGCGGGCTGGTCTGGCTTGGCCTTGTCGTCGGTGCTCTCGCCCGCGGGTGCGGGCGGGTCTGTGGGACGGCTCTTGCCGTCGTCGTCGAGCGCGGCGAGAACGGACTGGATCGCCTTGCGCCCGGATTCGATCTGCGCGGCGGCGTCGCGCAGGGTGGTCTCGTTCTTCGCCGAGAGCACCCGGCCCGCCTTGGCGCTCAGGGCGGCCTCGACGGCGGCGCGGATGGTGGCGCCCTCGTCGGGGCTGTGCTTGCCGTGGATGTCGATGCGCAGGTCCCGACCGCCCGCCTTCACGGCGAGGAGTTCGGTCTCCTGGTTGACGCCCACGAGGCAGGGGCCGACCTCGTAGAGCTTGAGCTTTCGCAGCTCGTAGTAGCCCTCGTCGTGGCCGTCGTCGTCGGCCTTCTCGATGTATCCGCCTTCCTGCACGTCGAAGGCGAACGAGAACTGTGTGACGCGCCGGCCCTTGAGCAGCCGGTAGACCTGGTTCGCCTTCGCCTGGTCCAGGTCGAGGCGGGCTTTGACCCAGAGCCCCTCGTCGCGTTCCTCGGCCTGCTCGACGAACCCGATGTGCATGTCCGGGTCGAACGACATGTGCGACCAGATGACCGGGATCGGGTCGCCGCGGTCCTTCCATTCGGCGAGGGTGTCGGCGAACGCACCCTTGAGGATCTTGTCGCCGTAGGAGTCGAGGTCCCAGGTGGCGACGATGGCCTCGAACACGCCGTCGTCGGTGCCGTCCTGCTCTCCCGCAGCCTTCACGGCAACGTTGCATGACTTGATTCGCATTGTTTGTGCGCGCCTTCCTGTGGCTCCGCATGCGAATGCGTGCGGAACGGTGTGAATGGCTGGCAGCGGGTGAGCGACTTTGTGCCGTCGTCCCCTGGCGATCTCCGTGGTGATGCCGCCAGGGGCCGGCGGGTCCCGGGGCCCCTACTGCTTCCCGGATTCGGTCGGCTGTGCCGTCGCGGGGGTCTAGTCGGCGAACTCGATTTCGATGACGCAGCGACAGTTCGCGCGCTCGTCCTCGTCGAGATCGGAGTCGCCAGGCCACTTCGCCCCGTTGGAGAACCTCGCGTCGAGATCGACGGTCTCGCCGTTGAGGCGGGCGTGGCTGGTGCGGGGGTTGGTCGAGCGAACCCGCCAGGTCTTCGTGGACTTGCGCCCGGTCTGGCGGGCAACCTCGGTCGTGCCGAACGCGGCGATGCTCGTCGCGTGGCTACGGGCGAGCTGCGGGGCGCGCGCCGACACGTACGCGGCGAACAGATCCTTGACCGTCTGCACCAGGTCGTCGGACTCGTCGAGCACGTCGATCAGGCGCCGCTTCGTGGCCCCGTTGACCGCACCGGCGACGCGCTCGGCGTTCGCGGCAAGGAACGCCAGCGTCCGGTCCTCGTCGTACTCGCCCTCGTCGAGATCCAGCTCCACGAGCGCGGCGTGCGCGGCAGCGGCGGCGATCAAGGTGTTCAGGCCGTACAGGTCGGCGGCCAGCTCCCCGTTCCAGCGCTCGTCGTCGAACAACTCATTGACGTCCTCGGCCTTGCCGCGCCGTCGAGCGGCCTTCGCCGCGCCGACCGCCGAGGCGAGCGCCTTGCCCTGGCGGGCGAAGAACGCGGCGAGCACCTTCTCCGAGCGGGCGACGTGGTCGTCTTCGGCGTCGGCCTTCAGCCGGGGGCCGTCCGCCTTCGTGCGGGGCCGCCGGCCGAACTCCGTGGTCGGCTCCTCCGGTACGGAGTCGGCCGGGGACGCCTGCCCGCCGACGACCACGTTCAGCGGCGTGACCAACTCGTCGCCGCCGTCGATCTGCGGCAGGTTCTGCCGTGCGCGAGCCTCGTTGCGGGTCATCCAGGGAGCGCCCACGCTGGAGGAGAGCTGCGCCGCCTGCTCCTCGAACGACCCGGCGAGCTTCGCCTGAAGGTTGAACTCCAGATACGTGCCCGCCGTGTTGTCGAACTCCGGCAGGAGCTGGAGCTCCAGCTCCTCGGTGAGCATCTCCAGCCACGGGCCCAGGCAGTCCGAGTAGAGCTGCTTGTGCTGCTCCTTGATGTTGGAGAACGTGGCGTGTTCGAGGATGCCGACCATCGGCAGCGGCACGTGATAGGCGGCGGCGACTTCCTCGCGGGTCAACTTGCGGGCGCCGAGGTACTCCGCCTGCTCGGGAGTGACGGACTCGGACTTGAAGGTCATCCCATCCTCGAGGATCGGGGTGCCCCCTGCGTTCGGGCCGTCGCCGACGTACTGGCCCTGCCAGTCGAGCTTGAACCGTCCCTTCGCGACGTCGGTCCACTTCGGCGCGTCGACCGGCCGCGAGATGTAGCCGCTCATCCTGGCGCCGTTGCGCCAGAGCTGTTCGCGGTACTGGTTGGCCTGCCACTCCTCCAACAGCGTGCGGCGCAGCGCCTCGATCGGCGAGCAGCCCGAGCGCGCGTTCTCCGGGTTGTACCCGTGGAACCAGACCACCTGATCCGCGGGCAGGACGCGCTTGCCCTTCCCGCCGCGCACCTCGAACCCGTCCGGCACGAACGGGTTGTCGCCGGTCGGGTGCGTCTTGCGCGGGTCGAGCCGCACGAGCGCGCCCGGGGCGCCGTCCTCGCCGCGCACCTTCGCCCAGTACGCCACGTCGTAGATCCCGAGGTCGTTCACCAGCGTGTCGAACAGCCGAAAACGGGTGGTGAACGGGTTCGGGCGCCCGAGCAGCACGGCAAGGGGGCTGTCGGCGAGACGGCGCCGGTCGGTGTCGGAGACCCGCTGATAGTGGTGCACGGCGAGCTGGGCGATGTTGCGGGCGAGGAAGCTGACCACGGTGCGGACCTGGTGCTGGGTGCGCCAGATCGTGGCGTAGTCCTGCGCGGTGCCGTCGGAGAGCGTCAGCGCGAACGGGGCGGGCGCGACGGGTCGGTCGGTGGCGGCGAGCTGTCCTTCCGAGATCACGAACGCCACGGCTCAGCCCCCGAGCCTCTGAACGAGGAGCACCTGGTCGCGGTCCACGATCGCCTCTCCGTCCATGGCGTTCGGTCGCACGTTGCCCGGCTCGTACAGCTCGGCATCGCGCAGCACGAGGTACCGGCCGCGTCGAGCCCACAGCACGCCGCGCACGGCCTGTCCGGTCTGGAGGTTCACCACTACGCGGTCGCGGACGGCGAGCCTGCTCGTGCTCAGCCGCTCGACGGCGAGCCAGCAGGCGAACGCGACCGCGACGAGGACGACCGCGAGGAGGGCGACAGACTCGATCACACGACCTCCCGTCGTCTGGTTAGACGACGCTGAGGCCGTCGTCTTCGTATGCGGATCGGCGGGGCGGTACCGCGTGGCTGGCCCGAGCGACCGCCATGATCAGCGCGACGACGGCGTCGATCTTCTCGCCAGCGCTGGCCTTGTCGGGCTTCACGTTGCCCGCGGGGTCCATCGCGACGGCGAGGTTGTCGATCTGCCATCGGACGCAGGGGTTACCGCCGTGCCGGGTGATCGGGTGCTCGGGTGTGCCTTCCAGGACGAGCCGCTGTAGCTCCTTGGTCGGGCCGCTCATCGAGGCGTAGCCCTGGCGCATGCTGACCATGGGGGCGCCGTCGTTCGTCAGGTCCGTGACGAGCGAGAGGGCGTTCCACGGGTCGTAGGCGATCTCGGCGACCTCGAACTCGTCCATGTCGCGGATGATCTGGGCGCGGATGAAGTCGTAGTCGGTGACGTTGCCCGGCGTGGTGATCAGCCAGCCCTCGCGCTCCCACACGGTCGCGGCACCGGCGGTGCGCCGGTCGAGGTTGCGCAGGTTCGCCTCCGGCGTCCAGATCCGCCAGAGCAGATCCAAACCTCCGCGCTCGTCGTCGGGCAGCGCCCAGCACAACGCGGTCAGGTCGCTGGTGGAGGCGAGGTCCAGACCGCCGTAGGCGCGGCGCCCGTGTAGCTCGTGCTCGACGACGATCCCGGCGTTGGCGTCCCACGGCGCCAGCTCGATGAACTTCGTTTCCTGCTTCGTGCGGATGCCGAGATGCAGCCTCAAGTACTTCGCCAGGTCCGCCGGTGACTGCTTCGCCTCCTCGGCGGCCTTGCGCAGGTACCGGCGCGTCGGGGAGATCCCGAAGCCCGGGTTGGCCTTGCGCTGCGTGGCCTCCGAGTACGGGTCGTCCTCGCGGGTCGCGCACCACACGACGCCGTAGGTGGTCTCGTCGGTCAGCGCGCCGCGGGCGAGTTGCTCGACCCGCATCCGCTTCCGGTCGTAGATCGTGTGCCGCTTCCCGGAGTCCGCGGTCGTGATGATCACGACGAGGGGCTGTCGGCGGGACCCGGTGCCGGTCTCGATCGTCTCGACGAGATCGGGTGTCTTGTGCACGTGCAGCTCGTCGACGATGGCGCCGTGGATGTTCGCCCCGTGCTGGGCGTCGGCCACGCTGGAGACGACCTCGATGTAGCTGCCCGAGCGCGGGTGGATCACGCGCTTCATGACGGTCTTGACGTGCGGCTGGAGCGCGGGCGAGCGCTCGGCGAGTTGCTTGATCGGGTTGAACACGAACCCTGCTTGCTTCTCGCTGGTGGCCGCGGTGACCACCTGGGCGCCCGCCTCCCCGTCGGCGCAGGCGAGGTACATCGCGATCCCGCCCGAGAGCGTGGACTTCCCGTTCTTGCGCGGGACGTCCACGTACAGGCTGGTGATGATCCGGCAGTAGTCCTCGGCGTCGTCGTCCCAGCGCACCCACCCGAAGACCGGGGCGAGCACGTAGGCGACCTGCCACGGGTCCGGGGTGAGTGGGCGGCCCGCCCACTGGCCCTGTGTGTGGCGCAGGAGCTTGAACGCTTTGATCACCCGGTCGACCCGGTGCGCGTCGAACCGTGCCCCCGGCACGTCCCGCGGTTCCGGCGTCTTGATCGCTGGTGGGCAGTCGGGCAGCGCGATGCCCCGGCTCACCAGGTACCAGGCGACCTCCGGTGAGAGCCGCAGACGCTCCAGCTCCGCGGCGTCGGGCAGCTCAGGAGCCGGTACCGGCGAACGGGTTGTCATCGACGCCCCCGCTGGCGTCGGCGGCCCGGATCGAGCTGCGCGCGCTCGGGGTCAGGCCGAACTCCTGCGCGAACGAGCGGATCGTGTTCGCGGCGTCCCGCTGGATCTGGAGCGCAGGGTTGCGCACCAGGTTGCCGTGGATGCCCTTCACCAGCACCGAGGAGCGCTTGAGCACCTCGCAGGCGCGCCGGTGCGTCACCACGGCCTCGCAGTAGCAACGCAGGGCATCCGAGTCCGACGGGAACGCGAGGTTCATCGCCTCCAGCTCGCGCACCACGCGGCGCCACACGGCGAGCACCTCGGGGCCGGCGTCGGCGGGCTCGACCATCTCCGCGGGGCGCGGCTGCGGCTCGTCGTTGTTGATCCGGTCCTGGTGCCGCTCGCCCGAGAGGAGCTTGAGCACGGTCGGGCGTTGCGCGGGGCCTCGCTTACCCACGGCGGTCTCCTCTCCGGTGCTCTGCCAGCACGGTCTGAACGTTCGGGTCCTCGGGGGTCAGCTCCCACGCGCCGGTGAGCGCGACCGTGGTCGTCACGACCTCGTCCTGCTCTACCCCGCGCAGGCTGATGCACCCGTGCTCGGCGGTGATCACGCAGGCGGCGCCGACCGGGCGGAGGATCTCCTGCACGGTGCTGGCGGTCTGCCAGCCGAGCCGCTCCTGGACCTGGAGGCGGGCGGCGTAGTCGCCCAGCACGCGGGCCAGCTTGGACAGACCGACGATCTTCTCGCCGGGGAACGGCCGGTACGCGACCGTCGCCCACCCCGTGATCGGCAGGAGGTGGTGGGCGCACGTCGAGCGCACCCTGATCCCCGACAGCACCACCAGGCCCGGATTCGGAGGGGCGGTGAAGGTGCGCTCGAGGTGCCGTGCCGGGTCGAGGTCGTACCCGGCGAGCGCGGCGGTCCAGGCGCGGGCGACGCGGTCCGGGGTGTTGGCGGTGTGGTCGCCCTCGTCGACGCCCAGCGCGGTCAGGAGGTCTCGGACCGCCGTGGCGGCCTTCTCGACGTCCATCAGCGGCCCCTTCCGTCGCCCCACGCCAGGACGTGCAGGCGGTGCGTGGCGTTGACGCCGTGGTGGGCTGCCGCGTCGGCGATCTCGGGCCAGATCAGGGCGAGGTCGTCGGCGGTGGTGCCCTCCGGCATCACGTACGTGCGCTCCAGCGGGATGCGCATCTGGTCGGCCAGCTCGATGGCGCGTTCGACGTCGCCCGCGTCGCGGCAGACGACCTTGAGGTGGACCTGCGGCCAGCTCTTGAGCGCCGGTGCCGGGGTCGGGTCCTGGTGCCCGCGGTGTGGACCGGCGTGCGGGAGCTTCGGCGAGACGATGATCGCCCGGGAGTACGCCAGGGTGGTGGGCGAGGGATTGATGGTCCCGTTCGTCTCGATGTGCACCGGTAGGTCGTTCAGGACGAGGATCTTCAGGAGCCGCTCGAACGCGGGGCGGTCCTGGTGCAGGAGCGGCTCGCCGCCGGTGATGACCACGATCCCCGCGCGGTGCTCGACCAACTCCCCGGCGAGGCTGTCCGCGGTCCGGTGGGTGGTCTCGGCGCGCAGGTTGTACCGGCTCGCGTCCCAGGTGTAGGCACTGTCGCACCAGGAGCACGAGAGGTTGCACCCCATGAGCCGGACGAAGCTGGCGGGGCGGCCGGCGGCCGGTCCCTCGCCTTGGATGGTGCGGTGGAACACCTCGGAGATCGGGAGGGTGTCGGTGATCTCCGGTGGGGTGCTCTCGCGGCGAGCCGCCTCGGCCTGGTGGGGGGCGCTCACAGCGGCACGATCCGGGCGCTCGCGCTGTTGACGTGGGTCTCGTGGACGTCGACCCGTGCGGCGATCGGCCCGAACTCGCCCTGTGCCCAGCCGAGGACCCATCGGGCGATGTTCTCCGTGGTCGGATCGCCGTCGCACACGTACGTGCCGGGCAGGTCGAGATCGCACAGCCGGTCCGACGCGTTGAGCAGGAGGCGATGGTCGTAGCTGCGGTCCAGGTGCTCGCGGAAGGCGCGCTTCACCTGCCCGAAGTCCAGGCCGTTGGACAGCCCCCGCTCGTCGGGGCCGCCGGTGATCTCCAGCTCGACCCACATCGAGTGCCCGTGGATGTTCTCGCACTTGCCGGGCAGCAGGGACAGCCGGTGGGCGACTTCGATGTTGTGCCGGACCCGGATCGACCCGCCGGTGATCTTCACGCGTCGGTCCGGTACGGGGTCGGGTCGGTGACGCCTGCGTCGCGCATCGCCTCGATCCGCTCGACGCATGTCCCGCACTCGCCGCAGTGGACGTCGTTGCCCTCGTAGCACGACCACGTGAGCTGGATCGGCACGCCGAGCTCGTCGGCGTGGCGGGCGATGTCGGTCTTCGTCCAGTGGACGAACGGGGCCGCGATCATCGCGTGGCCGTCGGTGGCGGCGATGACCGTCTGGCTTGCCAGCTCGATGAACTCCGGGCGGCAGTCCGGGTAGATCGGGTGGTCGCCTGCGTGCACGGCGGTGAGCACCTGGTCGCAGCCGAAGGAGATCGCGACCCCGCACGCCGCCATGAGCAGGGTGGCGTTGCGGTTGGGGACGATGGTCGCCTTCATGGACTCGTCCGCGTAGTGCCCGTGCGGCACCTCGACGGAGCGGTCGGTGAGCGCGGAGCCGGTGAGCAGGCGCCCCCACCCGCGCAAGTCCAGGATCTCGTGCTGGATCGCGTAGAACTCGGCGATGTCGAGCGCGGCGGACATCTCCCGGATGTGGCGCTGGCCGTAGTCGACCGAGAGCGCGACCTTCGCGGTACTGGCGGCGACGCGGTCGGCGAGCAGCGTGGTCGAGTCCAGGCCGCCGGAGAGCAGGACGAGATCAGGCATGGGCGTGTTCCTCGGGTGTGGTTTCGGGTGCGGTGGCGCGGCACCGGTGGTGGGCGCTGTAGACGCGCCACACGGACGGCACGCTCTGCCCGGTGTGGAGAGCACGGTCCAGCTCCGCAATGGGCTCTACGCCGAAGCTGGGCGTGATTGCCGCGTACAGGTGCGGGCCGTGCAGCCGCGCGTCGAGCTGTGAGAGCGCCGGTAGGTCCGTGGTCGTGGTCGCGTTGAAGTAGTGCGGGCCGGGGTCGGTGGCGCCGTGGGCGATCCCGGGGTGCGGGGCCGGTACGACGGCGCGGCGCTTGAGCCACTCGTCGGCGACGGCGAACGCGAGGCCCATGGACTGGATCAGCGCGGCCCGCCCGGAGCTGGCCCCGGGGAGCCGGCCGGCGCGCACCAGCGGGCCGAGGTCGATCCCGTGGCCGCGGATGAGCTTCGCGTCGCGCAGCATCTTCGCCCGGTCCGCTGGCTTGTTCGGGTAGACGGCGACGACGTCCTTGCCGTTGAAGTAGATGACCTTCCCGAACTGGAAGGCGCCCGACACGGTCGAGGAGTCCGAGCTGTAGGGCATGGCGTCGCGCAGCACCGCCACCGAGCCGATGCCGAGCGCGTGGATTCCGCCGCCCTGGTCCTGGGCGCGGCGCTGGAGCATCTTCACGCGGGCTTTCTGAGCCGGGACCGGGAGACCGACCAGGCCGCCGACGCACACGTAGCCGTTCTCCTGGACCATCGCGTCGAACTCGCGCAGCTTGTCGCCGCGGGTGAAGACCGGCATGACCGGCAGGCCCTTTGCGTGGAGTTTGCGCGTGTTCTTCGCGGTTTCCCGGCCGTTGCCGATGACGTCGAGGGTGACCGCGTGGTCCCAGCAGCCCCGCCAGGTCTCCAGGTACTCGGCGTACGCGTCGAGGGAGATCGGGCGGCCCTTGGACCAGGCGGTGAACGCGCCGGAGTCGATGAGCAGGCGCCCGCAGACGAGCCGGTTCCGGACCTGCCGGAGGTTCGTGTCGGCGTGGAAGGCGTAGCTCAGCAGGAGGTTGACCGACATCAGTCGTCCAGCCCGATCCGGGAGAGCGCGTTCTCGACGCGCTCGCGGTCGTCGTGGCCGTCGAGCTGGCACCAGAGCGCGTGGACCTCGGGGGGTACCTGGCACTTGATCTGCGGCCAGCCCGCGCGGTCGGTGTCGGCGAGCACGTCTTCGTCCTCGACCGGGTCGCCGCCCTGGCTCTCCAGCAGCGCGACGAGCGCGTCGAGATCGCCCGGGTCGTAGCCGGTGCCGTCGAGATCCGGGAGGTCGGTGAGCAACTCGGCGAGGATGCGTTCGTCGTAGCTGCCGAGATCGGCGGTGCGGTTGTCCGCGGCCACGATCCGGGCGCACTGGTCGTCGTCGACGTCCACCCAGACGACCGCGGCCTCGCCCATGCCCTCCTCGCGGGCCGCCATGAGGGTGTGGTTCCCGGCGAGCACCTCCCTCTCGCGCCCGGTGTGTGTGCCGCGGTTGACCACCAGGGGGCGGTACTGGCCGTTCACGCGCAGGGAGCGGGCGATGGCGTGCACGTCGCCCTGGCGGGGGTTGCGGTGGTACGTGCGCAGGTCTTTCACCGGCACGTACTCGAACTCCAGCTCGCTCACTGCGGCACCGCCTCGGAGGCGTGCTCGGGGGCGCCGCGCAGGATCTTCGCGAGCATCTCCAGGCGGGTGGCCAGCTCGTCGCACAGGGCCTGCGGGTGCTCGCCGGAGACCTCGCCGAGGTTGAAGACGTGGCCGTCCACCCAGAGGCGGGCGCTGTGGCTGATCCGGACGGTCTGCGGCATGGGCTCGGGTAACCCTTCGGGGTGACGTTGCGTAGTTGTGCGGCGACGTGCCGTCACTAGGCAGGCGTGGGCGCGTTGTGCTGGCCGTGCGGCGGGGGCTACGGGCGCGGAAGCGCAGGCTCGACGACCTGCGCGCGCAGGTGTTCGAGATCGGCATCGACGACCAGGCGCGGGACACGCGCGTGCTCGTCTACCTGACGGTCAGAGCGCGCCAACCCTGGGCCGCGATCGCCCTACACGACGTGTGCCGGATCTTCACCGGCGACGACGGCGCCCAGCTCTGGCGCCACCACCTGGACCGGCTCGGCCTCACAGACGCGCACCGCCGCCCCTCCTGTCGGCTGGTGCGCCCCTGAGGCGCCCGGTCTGGTCCGTCGGGCTGGGGAGCCCTACGGCGGGCCGGATCGGGCGCCGCGACACGCCGATAACCCCCGTATCGAGCTGCGGAAACGCCGCACCCGAAATGATCTACATCCGGGCGTGTCGCGGGGGAAGTTCGAGGACCGGCGAGGGTACGGGGCCCCGCGGCGACATCGCGTGCGCGCGCTCTCTCGCGAGAACCTTTCCCCGCGTCAGCGGGGCTCGCCGGTGGGGTGGTCTCCACCCCACCGGCCCTTCATTCCGGGGGGGAGTCGCCACGGCGGCTCTCCCCCGGCTCCATGTTCAAGCGCGCGACGCCGTCGGGTGCGCGCTCGCCGACCGAGCCTCCCGGACCCGCTCGACCGCGCCCCGCACATTCCGCTCCACGTTCGCGTCCGACAGGTGCTGCGGCTCCAACAGCACCACCTCGCCGCACAACTCCCCCAGCACCGCCGACGGCATCGTCAGATAGATCATCACCATCGGCCGCGGCCCCTGCGGCGTCGGCACGAGCTGAAGCGCCACATCCCACGACACCCGCTCGCCCAGCGCGCACCCCCGCAACACCGACTGAACCTGCACCCCCACCGTCGTACACAGACGGGCGTGCCCGATGCACCCCACCGACTCCACCGGCGGCAGCACCCACGGCTCCGCCGCAGCCCCGTCGCTCATCCGACCATCTCCGTGTTCCTCATCAGCCAGTCCGCCAGCAGCAACAGCCCCGTCACACCCGCGCCCAGCAACAGCACCAGCAGACCGAGCAACACCCACGGCCCCCACCGGAACTCCGGCGAGACCGGGCGCCGGTGCCGACCCCCCGCCGGAAGCTGATCGCGATCTTTCACCAGGTCACCCCCGCCTCAGGCCCCGTAACTCGGCATGCAGAGAGCTTCACTACCTGCGGCGGTGTCCCGGGGCATGGGCACAGCGATGGCGACGCCCTTACCCCGTGTGGTTGCGCGGCGTGGCGCGCGGGGCGTGGCAGGGTGTTGCGTAGGTTGTTGCTCGGTGTGATCGGAGGGTGACGGTGGGTGTGGTGCTGGAGGTTCCGGTCGAGGCGGCGCCGTGGTCGGTTGAGGTGAGGTCTCGGTCCTCGTACCTGTATGCGGTTGGGCTCCCTCATGGGTTCCCTGCCGTGAGGTCGGTGGCTGATGCTCGGGTGATCGCCATGACCTTGGAGCGGCAGCATCTGGTGCCGCTCGGGGTGGCGTGTGCTGTGTTGCTCGCCCGGCCGGAGTTGGCGTCGTATCAGCGGGATCGTGGGGTGTTCTCGACGGTCGGGCTCGGTCGTGGTCACGTCGTGGTGCGAGGGCCGGCGGTTGTGTACTTCACCGAGCCGGATGTTCAGCGTGGTGGGATGGCCTCGACGATCGAGGTAGGGCACGAGGATCTGGCGTCGTTGCGGGACGTGGTGCTCGCCGCGGTGCCGGTGGGGTCTGCCCCTGGCCCCGGTACCCCCCCGGTCTGACACCCCCCCTGGTTTGGTACCCCCCCTGCTCTGCTGCGCAGGGCACCCCCCCGGGGTGTGAGGGCCCC